CATTATGGGTGTGCAGACTCGTAAAATTTTTCCTTATAGCGTTGAGTGTAAAAATCAAGAAGCAGTAAACGTATGGAAAGCCTATGAACAAAGTTCAAGTAACACTAGTCAAAACGCAGAACCGCTAGTTATAATAAAACGGAACAAGTCAAAACCTTTAGCGGTAGTAGACGCGGAATATTTTATAAAGTTACACAAACATGCCGATTGATTTTAGTAAATACAAGTTTGACCCCACTTCTGTACTAACAGAAACAGGTGCAACTCAAAAGCCAGAAAGTGTAGCCATACCGCTAGAAGAAGACGAAAGCCCTTACGGTAAAATTCAAAGAGCTTTGTTTTCTGGTCTACAAAAATATGGAGGTACTTTTACCGATCCTTACCGTGCTCAACAAACCAGTGAAGCTTTAACTAATGTACTAGGTTTTGTGCCAGGACTCGCAGACATACTCGACTATCAAACAGGAGAATATTTAATAGAACGTGGAGAAAAAGCAAAGGGTCTTGGTTTACAAACTTTAGCCAGTCTACCTTTAATACCAGCGTACAAACAATTTAAACCTGCGGTAGTAGAAGCCTTTGAAACTGGAGACATACGTACCACAGGCAAAGGTAAACGTAATTATACTCCTGCTAAATTTACTATAGAAGACAGTATATTAAATAATAAAAAATTTCAAAAAACATACCCCAACCCAGACAAGCCCTATCAAACTAAAAACATGTTAGAGTTAATGCGTAGGTATGGCAGTCCTAGCGGTTTAAATACTAACGTTAGTGAACAAATAGACAAGTACATTAGTAAGGAATTAAAAAATAAAGATAAAGTAACGGTCAATGAAATAATAGAAGATATAGACAAAAATAAACCTACGTTTACCGTCACTCGTGCTACGTATCCAGGAAACGTAGATCAATTTCAAAACGCTCCCAGAGAAACTGGTTATGTATTAAACTCTCCGTTTATACCTAAGTATAAAAACCCCAGAGACCCTAAAGAGGCAATGAGTCGTAAAGCTCCTATACAATTTGACCACAAATCATTTGTGTATAATCCTTCTGCTACGGATGAGTCTTTTAACTTTGAGAACCTCGTACACAGAGAAGTAAGTCAAGGGTATATGGTTAGCCCTCCTGAAACTAGAAATAAAATTTTTCACACACGTCAATACACTTACGATATCGACGGTCAAAGAGTAATGGTTGTGGCGGAAGGTCAGTCAGGTGCGTACCGTATGTCAGACAAAGCCGATGAAATAGAATTAGATGTAACTGATGACGCAGCTTATGTTGGTGACGTAGCTACAGATTATGGAGCAGAGTTTATTCTGCAATCTTTTGATGAGGTTCTACCAGAGTTAGGAAACTTAGGAGTACGTAATGTATTTTTTGATTTGTTTCCTTCTTCAGCTTCAATCAACCCTTCAGTAAGACAAGCTTATCAAACAGGTGCTTTTGACGATGTAGATTTTATAACTACCGCTAGAAATAATTTAGCTACTACTTCTGATGACACTATGCGTAGATATGTAAATGAAATAATAGAAGATCTTTCCGACACTGGAGCACGAGTTGCCCCAGCAGTGAGAACAACCCCAGAAAGTGTTAAGGTTTTAAGAGAATATTTTGATAATGCTATTACTGATGCTGAAAACAGATTTAATTTGTTTAGAATGAATAACGGTGTACCGAATCTAGGCGCAATGAATGCGATATCATTACGTAGTCAAGAAATTAGAGACAAGTTTTACAAAGACTTTGCTAAGAGTTTAGGTTTAAATTTAGACACCAAACCAGACGCAACTAAACTACCTATGTTTAACCAATGGTTCAACGTCCACATGAAAAGTAGTTTACAAGACGCAGCAAATACTAAAGTAGATGAAGTGTGGTTTCCTATAAATGCAGAAGCGTTAGCAAGACAACGTGGTGAAAATTTAGTACCACGTAGAGCTCAAGATATAATGAATGAATTTGACGGGGATACTATGGGGACATACAGCAGAGCAGGTACAGAAAGAGATAAACCCAGCACAGGTGCAATGGAAATGGCACATAAGTACAAGGAACGTACTAAAAAAGGTTTAAATGCTATAGAGCAAGACTACGGAATCAAACTACAAACAGAAACATTTATGGATGAAAATGACCAAGAGTTTATCAAGGTTATTATGACTCCTGAATTAAAAGAAGCTCTCTCTACTTTACGGTTAAACAGAGGTGGGCTAGTAAGTTTGATGCCACTCAGATATTGAAGAAAGAATTATTAGAACAACTACCTGAGGATATCCTCAAGGAACATTTAGAACTCACGGAACGTTTAGCCGAGATTGAACGTGTTGAACGTTGTCAGAGTAATTTTTTAGACTTTGTTAAAAGCCAATGGCCACAGTTTATTGCTGGTGCTCACCATGCTAAAATGGCAGACGCATTTGACCGTATAGCATCAGGCAAAATTAAAAGGCTAATAATTAATATGCCTCCGCGTCATACTAAGTCTGAGTTTGCTTCACACTTTTTTCCTGCGTATTTAGTAGGGCGTAACCCTAGTTTAAAAATACTACAAGCCACGCATACCGCAGACTTAGCAGTTAAGTTCGGTAGAAAGATTAGAGACTTGATGTTAACGGAAGACTTTGAAAAAGTTTTTCCTAACGTATTAATAAACCCAGACTCAAAAGCTGCAGGTAAATGGGAAACACAAGACAAACGTAACCCTAAACTTAAAGGCGAGTATTACGCAGCAGGTGTAGGCGGTGCGTTAGCGGGACGTGGTGCGGACTTGTTTATTATTGATGACCCTCACTCAGAACAAGACGCCATGAATCCTAAAAGCATGGAAGACACTTATGATTGGTACACTTCAGGACCACGGCAAAGGCTACAGCCAGGAGGTGCTATAGTTATAGTCATGACACGGTGGAACGTGAATGACCTTACAGGCAGATTATTAAAAGACGCAGCACGAGACCCTAAAGCAGATCAATGGGAACTTATTGAGCTACCTGCTATATTACCTAGTGGTGACCCTCTGTGGCCAGAATATTGGTCAAAGGAAGAACTAGAAAGTGTACAGGCTACCTTACGTGGCGGACCAAAGTGGCACGCTCAATACATGCAGAATCCCAGTTCAGAGGAAGGTGCTTTATTAAAACGTGAATGGTGGAATGTTTGGGAAAGACAAAAACCCCCTAAGTGCGACTATATCATACAAAGTTACGACACCGCGTTTTTAAAACGAGAGATGGCAGACTATTCTGCTATTACTACGTGGGGAGTATTTTATCCAGAAGGCAACGTCGGTGAACATTTTTATGACGGCACAGCACCACACATAATTTTATTAGACGCTATAAAAGGGCGGTACAGCTTTCCTGAATTAAAAGCTATAGCTTTACAACAATATCAAGAGTGGGAACCTGACGTAACTATTATAGAAGCTAAAGCTAGTGGCATGCCCCTTACACAAGAACTGCGTAATATAGGTATACCTGTACAAAACTTTACTCCCTCAAAAGGAAATGATAAAGTAGCTAGAGTAAATGCTGCTGCTCCATTATTTGAATCTGGCATGGTATGGGCACCAGATACTAAATGGGCTAATGAGGTAATTGAGGAGTGTGCTATGTTTCCTGCTGGAGACCACGACGACTTAGTCGACTCAACAACGCAAGCACTACTACGTTTTAGGCAAGGTGGCTTTGTTAAGTTACCGAGTGACTATGAAGACGAAGAACTATATCCCAGAAGAAAAATAAGTTATTATTAACGCATGGCAATAGAAAAACAAAATCCTATGGAGCAAATGGTAGTAGAAGCACTACCAGAAGAACTTCAAGAATCACTTGAAGTAGAACTACCAGAAGACATGAACATACAAGGGGAAATGACTTCCGCTTTTGAAGTTGACCCTAGAGGTAATTTAGTTCCGCTTTTTGAAGAGGAAGAAGTTATAGTTACAGAACATCAGGTTAATTTAGCAGAGGTATTAGATGAGTCCTCGCTTAATACACTTTCTAATGAATTATTAGACGCGTTTGAACAAGACAAAGATTCACGTAAAGACTGGCTTGATGTATTTACTAAAGGTTTAGATTTATTAGGTATAAAAACAGAAGAACGTGAAGAGCCATTCCCAGGAGCTACAGGTGTACACCACCCACTATTAAGTGAAGCGGTAACACAATTTCAAGCTCAAGCCTATAAAGAACTTTTACCAGCTGGAGGACCAGTCAAAACTAGAATTATGGGCAACGAAAGTCCAGAAGTTGCTGCTCAAAGCCAACGTGTAAAAGAGTTTATGAATTATCAAATCAGTGAAGTTATGCAAGAGTATGACCCTGAGATGGATAGTTTGTTATTTTATCTACCGTTAGCTGGTAGTGCGTTTAAAAAAGTTTATTATGACAATCTTTTAGGTAGAGCCACTAGTAGGCTAGTAAAAGCTGACGATTTAGTAGTATCTTACGAGACCACAGACCTTGAAACTAGCCCTAGATTTACTCATGTAGTAAGTATGACAGGTAATGACCTGAAAAAATTACAAAAAAGTGGTATTTATAGAGATGTACCGTTAGGTGAGGCAGGAGTTGACCTAGAATATAACGAAGCAAAAGAGAAAATGGACGAGTTACAAGGTCTTTCAATGCCTTTAACCGACTATAATGAGTACAGTGTACTAGAACTACATGTCGATTTAGAGCTACCAGACATAGATGACTACGGTTTTGCGGTGCCTTATATTGTTACTATCCTAGAAGATAGTGGTGAAATCCTTTCAGTAAGACGTAATTGGGAAAAAGAAGACGAACTATTCCGTAAAAAAGAGTATTTTGTACACTATAAGTTCCTTCCAGGACTAGGTTTTTACGGTTTTGGGCTAATTCACATGATTGGAGGTCTAACTAAGTCCGCAACTTCAATTTTACGTCAATTAATTGACGCTGGTACGTTAAGTAACCTACCTGCTGGCTTTAAAGCACGTGGAATGCGTGTACAAGGGGAAGATGAACCTCTAAGACCAGGAGAATTTAGGGATGTTGACGTTCCAGGAGGCACAATTCGTGATGCATTAATGCCTTTACCGTATAAAGAGCCTAGTAGCGTATTAGCTCAGTTATTAGGCGTTATTATTGACTCTGGAAGGCGTTTTGCTAGTATTGCAGACATGCAAGTAGGTGATATTGGTAGTCAACAACTACCTGTAGGCACTACTGTAGCTATGTTAGAGCGTGGCACTAAAGTAATGTCCGCTATACACAAGCGTTTACACTTTGCTCAAAAGAAAGAATTTAGGTTATTAGCTAAAATCTTCTCACGTAGCCTACCACCTGTGTATCCTTATGATGTTCCAGGTGCTTCACGCGAAATTAAACAAACCGATTTTGACGATAGAGTAGATATTATTCCAGTCAGTGACCCTAATATCTTTAGTATGGCACAAAGGGTAATGTTGGCTCAACAAGAATTACAAATGGCACAGGCAGCACCACAAATACACGACTTGCGTGAAGCCTATAAGCGTATGTATGAAGCTCTAGAAATTAAAAACATAGACGCTATATTGCCCCCAGTAGCTGAAATACCACCTCGTGACCCGATCAGCGAACAACAAGCAGCAATGACAGGACAACCTATCAAAGCCTTTGAGTTCCAGAACCACGACGCGTATATAGCAGCCCATAGTTCATTCTTACAGAATCCTATGATAGCACAAAACCAAACAGCTCAATTGGCTATAAGTGCTAACATACAAGAGCATCAATCTATGTTATACAAACAGCAAATAGAAATGGTACTCGGACAACAACTACCACCTTTAGGTCAAGAGATGCCGCCAGAAGCTATGAATCAATTAGCTTTACTAGCAGCTCAAGCTACGCAGGTAGTAACTGGTCAAGCTCAGGCTCTAGCTCAAGCACAGCAAATGGCACAGATAAATCCTATAGTTGAACTCAAAAAAGAGGAAATAGCACAAAAAGCTCAGTCTGATGCCTTAAAATCTCAAGTAGATTTAGCTAAAATAGAATCAAATGAAGCTATCGCAGAAATGAAGATAGCTCAAGATAGGGAGGAAGCTCTTATGAAAGAAAAAGAGAGCATCCGTAAAACTTACTCAGAACTATTACGAGACGTAAGAAGTTCCGACAACCAAAATAGAGGATTTTAAAATGCCAGGAAAACAAAGAGGAAAAATGGAACTTCCCGCAGGTAACGCTAACCGTAGAAGAATGATGTGCGGCGGTGAAAGCCACGGAGGAACTAAACGTAAAAAATTTGCAAATGGTGGCGCAGGTGATATAGTTAAAGACGTAGCTACGACTGCTGCTAGAAGTGCGTATAAAGCTAAGACAGCTCCTGTGCAAGTTGCTTCAATGGTGGCTGATAAAATAGCTCCAGGAAGCAAAGTAGCTAAAGGTTTGAAAAAAGCTGCCACTCCGTTTAAAAGTGGCGGTAAAGCTAAAAAACGAGGATAACTCATGAAAAAAGTAAACGTAAAAGGACCAAACAGAATTAACTTAGCCAACGGACCAGTGAGAGTAAAAGATATTTTATTCAAAAAGGTTTTTGGTCAAGGTAAAGTTAAAACTCAAGGTACAGGTAAAGCAACTCAAGGCACAAAGCACAACGCTGATTGGAGCGGTAAGTTATAATGCCTTTTAGCGAATACTCTCCTAAACAAAAGAAGTTAGCTAGAATAGCAGAACCACGCGACAAGATCACTGGTGCTGATTTGAAAGAATTACGCATTGGTAAAGTTAAAGGTGGTGTTATGTGTAAAGGTAACGGTTGTGCTATTAAAACTAAAGAAACTAAAATTAGATAATGGCTAAACGAGGACTTTGGGATAACATTCACGCTAAACGTAAGCGTATAAAAGAAGGCTCTGGTGAACGTATGCGTACTCCAGGGTCAAAAGGTGCACCAACCGCAGCAGATTTTAAAGCAGCACAAGGTTTAAATTGCGGTGGTGAAGTAATGTGTAAAGGTAACGGTTGTGCAAGTAAAATTAAATCCACTAAAATAAGATAATGGCACAGGAAGTATCATCAATTTCAAGAGTCGGTAAAACAGAGCCTTTTGAATTACAAGTTGCTAGAGATCAAATAAGTTTTCACGAAAGCATACACAAGTTTGGCTTTAATTCTGCTGTCGGCACCGCTTTAACAACTGTATGGCTTCAAGGTGGTATATATTCATATTTAGGTTCAGCTTCAACTCTTTATATATCTAGCTCTTCTGCTGATGATACAGCGTTAGGTACTGGTGCAAGAACTGTAACCGTTAGTGGGCTAGACAATAATTTTGATGAAAAAGTAGAAACCGTAAGTTTAAACGGTCAAACAGGTGTTGAATTAAATGGCAGCACTTGGTTTAGAGTTAATAGAATTGTGGTAAATACTGCTGGTACTGGCGGTGGTAATGCTGGTGTTTTATATGTGGGAACAGAAGCGACACCTTCAGGTGGAGTGCCTACCAATAAATACGCTACAGTAGGTATAGGTGACAATCAAACTCTGATGATGACCTATACTATACCTAGAGGATATACTGGCTATGTTACTCAAAAAGATGTATCAGCATCCTCCTCAGCAGGTAAGTTTGCAATTTTAAGTTTAGTAGCTAGACCCTATGGCGGTGTTTTTAATGTAAAAGACAGGGTTTTATCAAGTTCAGGTTATAGTACGATTGAATATCCTTACCCTGTAAAACTTACTGAAAAAACAGATGTAGAAGTTAGAGCTCAAGCAGACTCAGCAGGAGGAACGGTTACCGTT